GGTTTGCTGGCAAATGTTTATTCTTAGCGACTTCTGCATCACGTTCCATTTTTTGACGCTTGAAATCATTGTTTAACTCTGCTTGTTGTCGTTGAAGATTCAAAGATGCTTGAGAATTTGCCAATCCTTGTTGTTTAAAAGAATTAAGCGCTTCTTGATTTTGCTTCAAGCGATCTTGAGTTTGCTGAAATTCAGCAGCACGTTGAGTAGCTGTAGATAGATTGGCAACCAATTTATCTGCTTGTTCTTCACTATAAACACCTTTTGCAAAACTACTTTGGTATTGTTTAGCTGTTGCTTTAAGTGGTGCTGGAATATTTGGGTCGCTAATAAACAAATCAAATGGATTTGTCTCAGGTGTACCAGAAGCACCCAACTGACGTAAAGCAGGAATAACTTTGGCTTGCTCAGATATAGCAGCACGACCTTGAGGGAATGAAAGCAGTTGAGCCTTGACTTGCTCATTGATAGTGCCATCAGGGTTCTTAAGTTGACCAACCAATTCATTAGCCCTATTGGTAAGCCCTTGAGTCTGCATACCCATACCACGCTCAGTAAGGTAATCAGTCAATTTATAACCCTGCAATTGCTGTTCTTGAGCCTGTTGCTTTGCCTTCATCATCTCATTACGCAACAGGAAAGCAGCCTCTTGATCTCCACCTTGCAATGCCATCTGAATAGCTTGAGCATAGGAGTCAGGGTTAGATGGGTCAATCATCCCAAGCAATTGTTGCCGTTGCGTAATCTTCTGCAACTGTGGGTCTACACCACCCAAAGCACCGCCAACAGCTTGACCCAACTGATAACCAGCAGTCCTAGCACCTAAAGCCGCTTGTTGAAATGGGTCTAACTGTACTTCTCTAGCCGCACGATTCTGAAACTGTGCTAACTGGTTTTGTTGGTACTGTTCAGGAGTAGTGAACAATCCTAAGATTTCGCTTGCCATTGTCTTTTCTCCTTAAGCTACAAATTGTTGTACAGGTACATATTGTCCTGTTGCAGGATTAAATGTGTATTGCTGTTGTGTAGGCTGTGCTGTTACACCAAATGCTCTGTTCAATGCACCAGTAACATTAGGACTTCCTGCAACACCAGCCAACACATTACCACCTAAAGAATAGGCATTTGCTGGAGACATTGTTTGAGCCGCACTAGTGATGCCTTGACTCGTCAACATTCCACCTTGCGCCGCACCAGCCGTAACTTGACCACCAATTTGTCTGCCAATATCCAAAGGTACTTGTGCTAATTGTTCAAGCCCTGTAGTTACATCCATAGGATTGGTAAATGGCGCAAGAGCCGCTGTTTGACCAGTGTAATATCTGCCCTGCAAATTAGCACCAGTATCAAACAATCCAGCACCATAAGTTATGCGGTTTCTAGCCTCTTGATCTGCCTGTGCCGCAAGAACCAAATCTTGTTGAGCAATAGAGTTGTAGTAAGCCGCCATCTCAGGACTTGTAGCCATCAGGTTACCACCTTGAGCAGTAGCCGCACCACCTCGACCTGTTTGGAACTGCCTGTTTCGCAACTCAGCAAGTTGATTTTCTCGGCTAGGTGTAAGCAAAGCCTGTTGTTTAGCAATGTATTCTTGTGCCGCCTGTTCAGGTGTTCTAGAAAGGTAACCCTGACCAAGGCTAAACAGATTTTGAGCCGCACCAGTTAAAGGAGCATAAGCCGCTTGAGCGCCCTCTGCACCAGTTAAACCTCGACCAGCCAATGTAGACAATCGGTTTTGGTAACCAAGAATCTCAGGGCTTGGTGTATATCCAGCACCAATGACATTACCCGCCGCATCAGTCTGGAAGTTAGATGCACCAAAGCGAGTAGTTACGCCAACAGGTCTAAACCTTGCCGCATCTGCCGCAATTTGTGCCGCACGAATCTGTGCATTAGCTTGTGTTTGTGCTGATTCTTTTGCTTGTTCAGACTGCAAGTAAGAACCACCAGCACTCAACAAACCTTGAATAGCAGATGGGGCTAATGAATTAAGAGTTTCAGGTGAAAGACCAGTCAAACTTGATAAAGAACTTAGAAGTCCAGTAGTAGCGGAAGGAGTAAATCCACCAGCCGCTTGCGCTGTGCGGTTTGCTTGAGCCAAAAGATTATTTGCGGCAATATCACTAGCAGAAGCAGTTGCTTCTGTTGCAAGTTGTGCGGCTAAGTCTGCACCTACTTGCCCAGTTGGGAACAAAGGGCTACCACTAGCACTACTTAATAGTCCTGCGCCAGCAGTAGTAGCTACGGGTGTAGCACCAGCATAAGCAAGATTTGCTGAAGCTAACGCATTTGAAGCCGCAATATCAGCCGCTGTTGCACCTCCTGCCGCCGCCGCACCACCACCAAATAAACTACCAAAATTACCAGCGGCTAAATTAGCACCCAAGCCAGCCAAAATCATCTGACCATAATCCTTACCAACGTCTGATATAAAACCACCCAAACCACCACTGCCAGCTTGCTCATTGGTTGCAGGATTTGCGTTAAGAAATTCACCAGTTGGACTGTATTCGGGCAAAATATGAACTTGATTGTCTGCCCAATATCTCTGTTGAGATGAAATTGATTTTAATTTTCCATCACCATCATAGTTAGCAACTAAAGGAGGAACAGGAAAACCCCTTGCATCTGTTTTAGGGTAATTAGCTGGCATCTCCAATTTAATTTGGTATCCAGTAAGTACATTTCTTCCTTTACCCTCATTTACATAGTTAGGTTCTGCATTAGGAGGCAATATAAGTCTTTCTTCACGAGGCATTCCAAACCTCGCAGGCATAAGGCTTTCAGTTTCAAACTGCTTTGGCAAAGCATCAATGATTTCTTTAGGTAAGTTGGTAGTACCAGTAGTTGTTGTCATATTTGCTCTATTCCTATCAAATTGCTCTCTTTCAAACTCACCACCAGCACTGGCATTAGAAAGATCAACAAAACCTGTTTGCTGTGGCAAAGAAACAGTTGATCCTTTAAATAGGTTGGTAGCCATGATATTTTCCTTTAAACAGTACCATTGGCAACAACATTGCCCAACACAGTGAAATTACCTGAAGAATCTATCTTGGCAACAGCAGTCGCTGAGTTGTAGATGTACAAGACATTGCTTGTCTCTACAAACGAAAAGTTTGTGAAATCACCATCTGCTTTTGTTGCAATAGCAGTTTGGATGTTAGTGAACTCAGTATCAATCTCAGTTCCCTTAACAACCTTCGCCGCATTGCCTGAAATTAAGGCATCTTTAGCCGCAAAGTTGGTTGATTTTGTGTAATTTGCCATGATTTATCCTTACGCCAGTTTGCCGTTTTTAGCTTGAATTTCAATCTTCTGAATGCTTACAGGTGAACCATTGATCTGTATTTCATAACCTGTTTGAACAACCTTGCCGTATCCACTTGCTTGACCAATCAATGTACTCAACTGAATACCGCTAGAGTAATTTGCAACTGGCACACCATTTGCCCCATATTCAGCAATTCCATATTGAGCAACAGTGCTTACAGGAATTTGCAATGTATCTGAGTAATACTGACCAGAAAAGTCATATCCCCACTTGATAATAAATCCTTGGTCAGAACCACCAATTACAACAACAGAAATCTTCTTCAGAATGGATGTAACATTTGCATCACCAAGGTCTGAATAGTTGGTAAAATATTGCATCCGATAGGTAGAGGCATGGTCAAGGTAAGTTCCATACTTACCAACAAAACCATTCTTACCAATCAACAAGTCACCATTACGCCGAGAGCAAAAGCTAGTAGGCTCAATACTCTCCCAAGTTGTTACCCTAGCAGAACCATCTTGTAATTGTTGCTTTGTATCAAACACATAAACCTGTTTAGCTGTAGGCAAATTTAAAAGATAAAAAGCATCGCTTTCAGAGTAAACAGCCTTAATGTTTGATGGAGTCTCACCAGCCACATTTGTCATCAAGTCATTACGAACATTCTTAGACAAGTCTCGCAAAGGCGCTGACTTCTCTTGAATAGTACGCAACAGACTACGAACACCACTGTTTGACAAGAAAATAATGTCTGAACCAGTAGAGGCAATAGAGTCCCTAGATAAGCAACCAATGTTTCCTATAGTGTCAGACAATGACATTGTGGATGGAGTTGTTGCCCCTTGATAGACCAATATTTGACGCTTACCAAAGATAACCAAGAAGTTATTGTGTGAACCCAAACCCATGATCTGATCTGCGCCATTAGCCCAAACCCTAGAAACATCTAAAGTGCCTGATGTACCACCTGTCCAGTTATGTCCTGCCAATAGGTCAGAAAAGGTGATAGTTACATTGTCTGTAGTGGTATCAGCAACCCACAATCGACCAAATGCAGAAATAACAATGTTTCCCAAAGGAACTGTGCCTGTATAACCCGTCTTCTCAGAAACACGCCTAAATGTAGTGGTACTTACAGCAGGGTCATAAATCAATGGGTCAAAGCCCGATTGGAAGAAGTATGTAATCCCATTAAGGGATGCACATTGCCAATTACTTGCTGTAATAGTGGGTGCAGTACCACCCCCCCCATAGGTCAGTTCTACAACAGCATTGCTTCCATCAAGTTTAAACAGCTTGTTGTTACCCGCAAACAATACAGTCAAAGTGCCATCAGTTTGAACTAACTCATGGATAACTTTTATATCATTAGCGCCTAAAGCACCGCTTGAAGAATTTACCCTTGAAAAACCTTTACGAGAACCGACACGACCATATTGGTCAATCACGCAATTAATAGCAATAGCCGCAAAACCACTCGCTAAATCTAGCGGTGAGTCTTGTGTATTCAGCCCTAAGAACGCTGGTGCTGAAATGCTAAATAATCGCAGTGGTTGTGTCATACGGCTACAAATTCTTGGTTCTCAGGATAGCGAGTGCCTTCCAAAGCAATGTGGTCAGACAACATCGACTTGTAAAGCAAATACGCTTCTGATGATGAAGTACCACCATCTTCACCACGTTCTATCAAAGCCCTAGCATAAGCATTCTGAGCCACTAAAACATCAGGTACAGCCACAACAGTTGCATCTAAGGCTAACGTAGCCTGTGGAACTGTCAACGCAAACTTGATGGTATACACGCCATCAGGTATTGGGTATAGATTTACCTTAGTGTCGTAGCTTGCATCAACGCCATCAAACGCAAATTCAGTAGGGATTGAATTGACCAACGGCGTGAAGTTTAGTTTGCGG